TTAAATACGCCATCGGGAAAGTATGTAGTGTCAATCGTGATGATTCCTTCTTCGTTTGTCGAATCGAAGTATGTATACTGCACGTTGCTTTGGTTATCGGTGAACACAAGCTTGTAGGGACTCTCTGCGTTGAGACCACTCAAGTCAAATAATTCATCGCAGTTGGCTATGTTGACATCCCTGCAATCGTTACATACCTCAACGGCTTCGAATGCACCAGTGAAGGTTCCACCGTCATCATCCAGCAGACTCAACGCTACCAAGTCATCAGCACTCACCGCAGGGTCGATGCCCATATCACGAATCCTCAGCGTGATGTATATGTATGTGCCTATCAACTGTTGCGTGTATGTAGTAGTCGCTGAGTAGGTAGTGTCAAGCGTGACTACTATGTCATCGAGCAGTGCAGTCAGACTACTATAACCACTGCCAGAACCTGATGTAATTTGCTTCCACAAGTAATATCCTGAGTTAGTCCAAGTGCTAATGATTGGAATCTTGATTGTGCAGTTGTAGCTCGTTGCCATGATTACAAATATACATCACAAAAAGCGAATCCAATCACGGTGAAAACTATGACAGTAGTACCGCCAACAGTCCAGCAAGTCAGCCTTGCGCAGGTCCGTGCTTCGGTCCTTGATGATATCACCGTCCTCGTCAACCTCCACATATTTCAGGTCAGTGATGAGACCCTTGCAAGATGAATCAATCCGCACGGCATAGTTCTGAAGTAGCGAGTTGACAAGCACTCTTGTATCCCGGATGCTGGGATTCACCGATGGCTGACGCATCTGCGCCCTACCAAGATGCAAGCGAGTAGATACCACATCATAGTACCCGGTGTTGCCACTTGTCAACGCTGACCGATTCGCCCCAGTCGCATCGCCAGTGACGATGAAGCTCGCCTTCGGGAACGCTGCGATGATACTGTCGCAGAGCTGATAGATATCAGAATTCCTGAGTGCGAACTCCTGAACCACGTTGATGCAACCATTGATGTGCTGCACTGCGATGCAGGTGATAGGGTCCACGTTGAAATCGAAGCTGAGATACAGATGATGGAGCTGGTCGAACTTGACCGATGTCACGTGCTTGGCTTCATCGAAAGCATAAGCAAATGGATTGTTGGCAAGGTCAACATCTTCAGCCAGTATCTCGCACCTGAACGTAAGCTCATCCAACTGCTCACGCAGATGGTCGACCTCTTCATGGCTGATATGCGGATTATCGTAAGTTGATAAGTTGAACGATGACCAACTCGTATCATCCTTTGCGAACAGTTCCTTGAAGAAAGTCCTGCCAAACTTCGGTGTGCTGAGAATCCAAGCATCGCCTTTGAAGTCCAGCAGTGTAGCCATGATGGTCTGCGTCCACGCCTCCCTGAACTTCTTCGCCTTCTCAGCCTCGTCAATCACGACCCTTGCATACTTGCGCCCCCTGCCTGAGTCAGGCTCGTCCATCGACCAGAAGTCAATAATTCCACCAGTGATCAGGCGCATCTGCTTGGTCTGTTCGTTCTTGGTCTCTATGATTGGCTTGAGCGTGTACTTGAGTTCAAGCCATACATCATGCAGGTCCTTGTACGTGGGCGCATAGTACGCACACGGCTTGCCATCAAGCGCAACTTGAGGCAGCAACTCATTCACGGCAAGTGTGGTCTTGCCCCATCGCCTGCCAATCTTCAGCACGTTGTAGCGACTGGCTTCCGTCAGCACTTTCTCCTGACCACTATGCAGTCGCTTGAGCTTGACCTCGATGTCAGTCACGGATAATCCTAATGTTAATCGTGCCGTCATCCGGCTTAATCTCCTGACGATTCATCTTCGGAGTGATGTACTCAGCAAGAGTAGCCAGCATCTTGAGACGCTCGCCCGGACTGAGTTCAGCCAAGTCACGCCTCATCTGGTACTCATCGTACTCGTTCAGCACTCGTTCTATCTTTTCCTTGAGCCTCATTTCTTCTTCTTGACTTTAGTAGGCAGGTTCTTCATCTGCTTGGGAGATGTCTTCTTGGCGAACTCCTTTGCGACTTTCGGATTGGTTGCGTATAAGTAAGCTATTTGTGATTTGGACTTGAATGGCATCGTCTATAAGATTTACAAATATAAAACTAATCTCTTCGTTTATTTTTCTTTCCTCTTTCACATGATACCAATCGCTTCCATCAAAGTAAGCTTGAATTATCTCTTCATTGAATAGCCTTACGATATAGTCATCTTCATCCACAAGAATGTCAGTAAACCTAACCCATGTCTTTCTCATTCAATCTCCCCCTCATCACTCAGCACCCTCTCCGCCCATCGTAGCGCAGGCTCACCGCCCCAGAGCAGGTACGAGATAGTACCGCACGCAGTAGTGTCACGTGGGTCGTAGTATTCTGCTGCTCTGCTGAGATACGAGTACATCCGCTTCACCGTCTCAGTCGTGATCGTCTCCCGGTTCGCCAGTTGCTGCGCACGTATCTTACCCACCTGCGTAGCGCATCGGTTGTTGATTTCAGCGTTCAGCCGTATCCCCCTCTCAGCTTCATCGCTGATAGCTTGAGGGTAGTCATCGTATGTTGCCATCACTTCTTGCTTATGTATTGATAGAAGTAAAGATAATCATTCACAAGGCAATCATCCTGCACAAGTCCTGACTCAGCTAATCGCATTGAATAGTCTCGGTCCTCGCCCATGCTGATAGGCTTGTAGCCAATCTCCTTTGCTATGCTCGTCATCACCGGGTTGAGATGATTCAGCGGTCTTGTGTACCTCATCGCACCATCGTACCGCACTGGCTTCTCTGAGTAAGTCAGTCCTGCCTTATGGATGAACTCGTATGGTATCATTCCATTGGTGGTGATGATTCCTCTGAAGCCAACACCATAAGCATCACGCTTCAACCAGTATAGAATCTTGTCAACGTAACTACCAGCAATGATATCGTCATCATCGATGAACGCAATGTATTTGGTGGTACAGTTGTCAACTGCATACTGACGCTTCTCGCCAATCGAGAACTCACGATTATCCTTCAACACCACCACATCAACGAGATGCGTAAGTTGTGGGTCAAGCAATCCTCTCAGCCGTTGCAGGAACTTCTCCCTGCCATTGATGGTCAGGATGAAGATTGTCCAGAGTGCCTTAGATGGGGAAGCCATTGCGCTTGCGATGTTCAAACACTCGTTGCCCATGATCCCACGCAATCTTAGAGTTCTCCTTCTGGTAGGTCCTATCAAGCTTGCTCTTGCCTACCGTGTAGTGGCGATGATCAAACTCTAAGTTCTTATCCACCCGGTAGAATCCGTGCTTGCGTGCGGTCTCAGCGAGGTCATTGTCTGCGAACATACTGATGTAGGCAGGATGATATAAGTACCCAAGCTTCTCGTATGCCAGTCGGTTCATGATGGGTAGAGTCACGATGTCACTGCGGATACCATCGAAGACCTGCAACACCACTGGCTCATCGCCATAGTCATCGAAGCGTTCAATGAGTTTGGTGTCCCAGCCAAGCATTGGAAACATATCATCAGACACCAGCACCAAGATATCGCCCTGACTGCGCTCAGCAGCAGCGTTGCTTGCCTGCACCATGTTGGTCGAATCGCCCACGATGATTGTCACTGGCTCATTGTCGAAGACGCGGTAGTAGTCATCGACATCAGGATCGTTACTCGATAGGCTGATGATCCACTCGATCTCATCGTAGTTCGTCTCAGCCATGACCCAAGCATTATGGCAGAATAATGCCTGCTCCGATCTGCCGAAGCTGGGGTGAATTACGCTAATTCTCCGGTCCATATCCCTTCAATTAAGCAGTGCAATCCATCCAAGCATCTTGTTTTGCGTGTGTAACCTTCGCCCGATTCGGCTATGATTCGACCATTGCGAGCGATTACACGCCACCGCCAGAGTCCTTGTTTATCCTTGTAAACTTCGTATTTCATTGTGTTTAAGATAAATAAGGGGAGGCAACAACTCCTCCCCTTCAGACAACAAACTATGAACTAATTAGAAGCGTTTTAACGCACGATAATTTTAGAAAGGTAGGTCGCCACCACCAACGTGGAGAACGTTCGCCTGAGGGCTTGTATTGGCGTTGTACGGCTTTTTAAAAGCGACTGACAAGTATTTCTCGCCAGCCTTCGATGTTTTCACCCATGCACTGAGTTCCATCGCTTCACCGTTGACCACGCACTTGCCTGTATAGTCCGGGTGGGTTTCTTGTTGTTTCTTCTTGTTGGAGAACAAAGCTCCTGAGTTATCCTTCTGATCCATGTTTGAAATTAGTTAAGCCGTTAAATATCGGAAACGATTCGATTCGTCCAAGCACTTAGTAGAATCTTCATC